GTATTTGTTCGTCTCTGGAAATATCAGCTGATACTGTTCTGAGACCAGCATCCCCATTAAACCTAAAAAAAGGCAAAAGTACAAAGAAAATAGCACGTTCTATAACTAGGGCTTTTGTAATCATGTGATCAGGGTGCTGTTCCCAAGCATCCCTAAGTAAGAAAGCTTCTTTCTCTGCTTTCTCATCAACGCCTATAGCGTTAGTAATGTAGCCAAGAGCGAGATCATGTTTGATCTCATCTTTGACGTTAGATTCTAGGAGTTTCCTCGCAGATTCGGGAACCTCTTTTTCAAGTGATTCTGCAATAAACTCGCCAACTGGTAGCTCCATGTGGCGTATTGCGAGAGCACGGTAGATGGTTTCTTCGGCTCCCTCTTTAAGCTCTCCAGCTGTTGTTTGGACTGGTGTCCATGTTCTCTTTCTATTGAGTAACTTTTCATATGGGTTCATTCTTGACAATCGCAGTCGGGTTTATTATCTAAAATCCCCTGCAAGTAATCTTGTACATCCTCTTCATCAAGTGCTGCATATGCACTGGACTTATCCTGAACGTCACCCATTACCTGTAAGGAATAATAAAGTGAAGTTTGGGGACTAGATAGCCACTCTTCCACGAACTGTTCGTCGTAGGTTACAACATCACTCCAAGAGTTAAAGCTGTATCCGTGAAGAAGCCCTGTATGGTTAAACATATACATCAATTGATCAGCTACTTTCTTATAAGCATCCCAACCAACTTCTGAGGCGATTTCTACATCACCATATTCATATGTCTGTACACCAAATGTACCAGAGTCACGATCAACACTCCGAGCTATAGGAGGTGCGATCTCTGGTGTGCAAGTAAAGCCTTCTCTGTCTTTACTGCGATATGAACAGCTTGCGGTAGGAGCTATAGCGAATGCTCTCTCCATATTATATTCTCTAGCAACTTCAGCCGCACTCTGAATGCCTTTATAAAATTCTGCAGCTAATAATCCAGCTGTACCTAGTCCAGGTATACCATCGTTAGTAGCTTGTAATGCTTCACCAAATTGTTCATAGGTGATATTGTTTTGCCTTAATAGGTTAGCTAACCCAAGGCATCCAAGTCCAACTTGCCTGTCGGTTTCCGAGGGGAGATATTCTCCAGAACCTCCAATGCCTGTTTTGCTATGGAGGTTGCACAAACTTCGCATACCCTCAACAAAACCTTTTGACACGTCGGCGATTGTACAGGCACCGAGATTAACGTGTTGGAGGAGGCAAGTTCCTCGTGATGGCAGGTAAACTTCAAGGCATACGTTGCCTCTGATTCTTTTTCCATTTTTATCGTACTTAGTTTTGTTTAACCATATGTCACCAGACCTGATGCCATATATCACCGCCTCCCGTGTTGTATCACTAGCGTTCTTCCATTTTTCGTCGTTAATGTTGACACACCTTTTGACCCACGGGAGTTCTGATCTAGGAGTAGTAATGAAGTCAACGATATCAGGATGATCGAGATCCAGATGAAGAACACACGCTCCATTTTTGTAATGTCCGCCTCTACGGATTATTTCATTTAAGGTTGAGTAGATTTTTCCGAACGATACTGGTCCAGAAGCTGTAAGACCCTTTCCATTTTCTTCTCCTTTGGGTCGGAGCTTTGATAGATGGACAGCAACTCCTGCTCCATATCTGAGTGCATGAGAGACGAATCTCCAACTTGCTTCGATTCCATTTGGTCCTTCCATTGAGTCTTCTACTACGAAGACAGTGCATGACACTGGAAGGCGGGACTCGGGATCATCTATCCAATTCTGAACCCGACCAGTTCTTGATATTAAATTTGTCATTAGACGAGATCGCTTAATGTAGGTGGTTTGTAGTTTTTGCTCTTTAATACTTTTCCGTCTTCCCTGTAGATAGGCTTTCCACCATCACCAAGTTTTGACATATTACTTTTATGGACTCGACGTAGAGCTTCGTCTAAATCCCATTCCATATTTGCTGCATATTGGTAGCAGACATATACGAGATCACTGAGTTCTTTAATAGCATCCTCATGCAGTTCTAAGCTCTGACGAAATAGCATTCCCTCTGCTTCTAAAAATTCTTTAAACTCTTCAATTATTAAATTCCGCTGCATATTCCTCGAGCTGAGATTCTGTGAGTTTTTTACTTGGAACGCTTCTCTGAACTCTTTGGCTTGTTCTAAATTCGATTTCATTAGATAGGTAATGGATGGCTTTTGATAGGTCTTCAATGTCGTCGTTTTTATGACCTGCTCTGCAGACGTATTTGATTACGTTTCCGAGGTGGAAGTTGAGTTCTTGTTGACGTACAAAATCCCAGACTTGGACGGGTCCACGCCTGTAATATTGTGGTCCATGATCATTGGTGGTTTCGGCCATTTGTTTATTAGGTTTGTAATGCTGTTAGCAAGTACAAAATTTTGCTTCTGTAATGCAAGGAAGACGGTGTTAACGTCTTTCCTATCTGTATCTGGATGCTCTATGGCATCTTTTATTTGTCTTAGCTTGAGGTCTTGCTCAAGTGTTAACGCAGTAATCGGCTGAGGGAGTCCATAGTATTGGCTCCCTGTTTTCGTAGTCATAATCCTCTGTAGTTAAGATCCTTGCTAGACGAGCATTAATAAGAGCGATCTCTTCCGATAAATCTTTCTCTTTAAATGCTTTAACAACTGTCTTCCAGCTATAACCATGCTCTTCAAATAGTGAGGTTGCTCTTTTGATACCTATTCCTGGTACACCTGCATAACCATCAGTATTATCTCCAGCCATAGCTTGTATCAAGTGCCATTTAGCTCCCTCTTCTTTCGTGATTGTGAAAGTTTCATCGAAGTTATAAAGCATCCCTGGAATTTGTTTCATATCCTTATCAGGGCTAACGATGATATTGCCAGGATTTTTTGTGGCATAAATCCCCATTGCATCATCAGCCTCTAACCAAGGCATTCGTATTACCTTAAACTCAGTCTTGAGTTTTTGTATAACACGTCTATAACCACAGGGTTTCTTCCGATTCCTGTGTCCTTTATAATCAACTTGGATATCTTTTCTGAAATTACAGCTGTCACTAAAGAACAGTATAAGATCATCAAAAGATCCAAACTTATTTGAGATACGTTTAAGTTCTCTTTTTACGCAAGCATAAGCTTCACTGAAAGTAGAGGTAACAACAATTACGTCATCTCCAAAATCAATTTCACTTTCTGCAGCTGCACAACATTTATATACTATAAAGTCTGCATCAATTAATAATTTCATAGGTTAGTGGACCTCAGCCCAACTAGCTCCTGACTTAGCTTCAGCTGCTATTGGTATTCTGAGGTTGTAATATTCGCCACTTTCAGTAGCGGAAAGAACAAGAAGAGATTTGAGGTCATCAACATGTTCTGGGTGGGCTTCATACTGCAACTCGTCATGAATAAAAGCGAGCTGATTGCAGCGTAAATCCATTTCTTTTGTATGGTCATGGGTGATTTTTAACCATCGTTTTGCAATAACTCCAGCTGAACACTGAAGTAAATAATTTAAAGCTTTATGTTGACTGTCTACATAGATCTTTCTTCCATCGACAGCCATGATCGTGCCTGTAGCAGACCGCTTCTTAACAGCCTGTAGCAGCTCTGATAATCCAGGTATGGCGGCAATGAACGCTGCACGTACCTCTTTTCCTTTAACTCTTGCCTTATTTGGTTGTAGTTGTTTATCGACTGAGAGTCCGATTTTTGCATCTCCAGCTCCATATAAAAAAGCGTAAGTTACTGTTTTAACAGCTCGTCTACTAATTCCGATTTTGTCTGCGTTGACTTGATGTATGTCTCCAGTGAGGAGGATTTCGGCATAGCGTCCTTCATCATATCTGGCGAGATAGTGAGCGAGCATCCTGAGCTCAATGCCACTAAGGTCAGCCCCGCACATAACCATTCCAGGCGAGGCGGTAAATAGTTTTCTAAATTTTTCATCTGCTGGTACCTGGGAAAGATTTGGTTTTCTATGTGAACATCGAAATGTATTGGTAGCTACTGAACAGTGGTGATGTATTCGATTAGATGTCGTAACAAGTTTCAGCCATGCG